TTCTGAACTTTCATATCCTTCATCATGAATTATGTACTTACCATTTGCGCCGTATATATTACCTTCTTCTGCTATTCGCTTTTTAGCGACTTGAACCTCTCCAATATCTGTTACTACATAGTCGGGGGACTCTAATGGAGTATTATTAATTTTAATCATTAGATTCCCTCCCTTCTAACAAAATTCATTTGTCTATCGTATGAGTTTTTTGCTAATATCTCACCATCTAAATATGTGTTTGCATCTTTTTTAGATATTTTTTCTAGTAATTCCTGAACAATACCTAGAGCATTAACCACATCATCATTTAGGTCGTTAACTGTCTCAATAGCGCTAGTTTTTTTGGTAAACAATACCGCACCACTACCAAAATAGGGTTCTAGGTAGGTTTTGTGTTCAGGTAATAGTTCTACTATCCTACCAGCAAGATTCCACTTGCTACCTGGATATCGTAAAAGAGATTTCATACATCACCCCGGTACATATTCGGCTGGTCGAACGCCAGTAGGTAATCTCCATCCGTTAGCTGCAATGCGATCAATCATATTTCTAGCGTGGTCAAATTGCCACATGCCCACATCTTTGAAACCACGCCCCTCCAGGAAGCGAATCTGTTTTGGTGTAGTCAAGCCTTCAGATTGGCGTTTGTGCAATCTATCTAAATACAACGCAGCCTTTCCAGCGTTGTCGATTTCGTCAGGAAGTATTCCGTATTTCTCAAGTGCTTTAATTTGCTTATCACTAGCAGGTGCCATCTCCCATCCGAAGTTAGGCACATAGTTCGACAAGTCTTCAGCATGGATAGACATTTCAAATTGCAATGGATCCACTAGCTTGCGTTTACGCTTGCGCATTTCTTCCAATTGTTTTGCCAAAGCCTCTTCACGCTGTGCGACGACGTCCTCGGTTGCCTTAACTTCCATATCTTCGAGGTCAAGCATTACACCAGTTTGCTCTTCCATGTTCTCAACCATTTTCTGAGCAACTTCTGGAGTCTCACAGATTAAGTGAGCTGGCCGACACAACTCGTGGCGTTCGGTGTGCCAGAGGAAGTCTAGCAAGAGCAATTCTTCCTTGCCTGGATGCAAGCGAGTCCCACGCCCCACCATTTGAGAATAGAGCGCTCGCACTTTGGTAGGCCTTAGCACAACTACGCAATCTACTGATGGGCAATCCCAGCCTTCAGTCAAGAGCATAGAGTTACAAAGAACGTTGTAGCGGTCATTCTCGAAGTCTTCTAAGACTTCTGCACGGTCCTTGGACTCTCCATTCACTTCAGCAGCGCGAAAACCTTTTGCGTTTAGAATATCTCGAAACTTCTGCGATGTCTTCACCAGTGGCAAGAATACGACCGTTTTGCGATCAGCACATTGCTTAACCATTTCGTCTGCTATCTGCTCCAGATAAGGATCTAGCGCCGTTCCGACGTCGCTAGCTTTAAAATCACCCGCTGACATACTGACGTTTGATAAATCCAAGCTGAGCGGAATTGTTAAAGCCTTGATTTTCGATAGGTAGCCTTCTTGAATAGCTTGTACCAGCGAATATTCGTAAGCGAGACTGTCGAAGTAAGAGCCGAGGTTCTTCATATCTCCGCGGTCTGGGGTTGCTGTCACCCCGAGGACGTCTGACTGCTCGAAGTAGCCGAGGACACGCTGATAGCCGTCTGAAATGGCGTGGTGGGCTTCATCGACGACGATCGTATCAAACCAATCAGGAGGGAATTGACTAAGCCGTTTCTCTCTCTGCATGGTTTGGACTGATCCAACGACAACCCGATACCATGAACCGATAGAGGTATTCTCAGCTTTTTCTAAGGCCGTGCCGAGTCCTGTCGCAGTCTTGAGCTTATCGCTAGCCTGTTCCAAAAGCTCTGACCTATGAGCAAGGACAAGCACGCGCTTGCCCTCTTTCACTTGGTCTTCAATGATTTTGGAGAAGACGATTGTCTTTCCACAACCTGTTGGCAATACTAAGAGCGTGCGCTTGCGACCTTTAGCCCATTCAGCTTGAACAGCCTCCCGTGTTTCCTGTTGATAAGGTCTTAATTGCATCCCTTACCTCCTAAAATTGCCCAGCTTGGTATCCAGCTTGTCCTTGTGGTTGTTGCGCAAAATTCGGCTGCTGTGGTTGTTGGTAGGCCGGTTGTGCAGCTTGTCCTTGTGGTTGATTCAACACTTTTGTGTAATCAACGTCTTCAGGATAGAGCATGGATTTGACTTCGTTGTAATTGTTGTTATTGTATTGTCGAGTTCCGACTTTACATACGCCAGTTGCGCCGATGATGGTATTCCAGTTCATGCGAAGCGGTTCGCCTTTTTTCTTCTGGTCAATAGCAGCAAAGAAAGCAGATAACATTCCTTCAGTTGAGCTGTGTAAGAATAGGTTGTGGCGCAATTCGGTTTCACCTTCATTTGCCACGATTTTGATGCTGACGATAGCTTTGTTACAAGCTGGTAGTTTCCCGGGATTTTGTGGATTCGGCGTGTGACGTGCACGTTCCATGCCAACGACTGTAAAATAGTACAATCCGTCAGGCAGTAGGACGAAATCCGAGTCTTTTTCAATCGTATCTTCCCATCCAAATTCGCGTTCAAAGTTGTTGTATTGTTGTTGTGTCATGTTGTTTTTCCTCTATTTTCTAAAATTTTGATTATACCTTGCTATGATTTCTAATTCCCAAAATCTACACCGTAAAGGGCAATTCTGGTTCTTTTCTAACTTGATTTTCAATAACTTCCAGAGTGGCTTGCCAATGAGCGACAATCATATCCCAATAATCAGGCGGAAAGTTTTCGATCGGAGTTCCTAGCGGGAAGTGCCCGCGAATGTAAGCTACTTTTTGAAGTTCTTCTTCTGTCACGTTACCTTGAGACATGAGGTCCGTCAAACTCTTTGGCAAGCTTGCATGATATTGTTTAGGTAATGTCTGTGGCGTGCTAGGAGCTTCATTTTGTGGTTTTTCAGCTACCTGTGACATATCGAGAGGCAATTCCTCTTGGACTTGCTCAGAGGTTTGCTGTACGGTCTGCTGAGCTGCTGGAGCTACTGGAGGTTGTGGCGGAATAGGTTGTGTTTGTTGACTCGCAAAGATATGAGCGATTCCAGCGTAATGAAACGGCATTTCATCAGGTAACCCATGTCGGTTCTTGGCATCCCACGCTGGGCGATGGTTGGTATACATCACACGTTCACCGCCCTGCGCCTTCTTCTTGCCGTTCTCGGCCGTCATGACTAAGGTCTTGTAATTAGCAAATAGAACCATGTCCGCCCACTCTTTTACTAGTGGAGCTGTTTGGGAACTCGTCTTCTTACCAAGTTTGAGCTCATATCTATCGTAAGAACCCATCTCGTCCGGTTGCTCGAATTTCTTAATCTGAGCGTGCGCAGTCAACACCACGTTAATACCCATATCAACCAAGTCAGACAGACTATTTAAGAAACGTCCCATTTCTTCTTGTACAAAGGTGTATCCCTTGCCCCAGCCAAAATCTTCAATCCCTTGCTTGCCATGTTGCAAACAGATGTAATTAACTGCCATGGATTCCGCCCAGTCGATTGTGTCAATGACGAGCGTCCCGCACTCAGTCGGATTTGCCTTAATGAAAGCAATCTCATTGATGAGCATGGTCCAGCTGGTCGGCTTGTCGAGTCGTGCCACATCCATGTTGTCTGTCGAACCTTCCGTATCGATGAAGACAGCATTTGGAAATTCAGCAGCAAACGTGGACTTGCCAATTCCTTCAGGACCGTAGATAACTACTTTTTGAGCTCGCGCTCGTTTCCCTCTTGTGATTTGCATTATTCACCTCCAAAAATTCCTTCTACCAGCGAGCGTAAAAGTTTTTCTTTATTGATATCATCAACATTCTGAAGCGGTTCGTTAGGTTCTTTTCCGTCTAATGTTTCAATTAAGAATTCAGCTTTTACACGAATTAACTCGGCTTCAAAAATACGAGCCATTCCTTTGTAAACATTTCCTTCTTTAATCAAGTAGTCTTCTGGAATAATCAAAGCATCGTTTACACATTCCACCCAGCTCGCTTCATAAGCTAGACGACCTGTCCGATTTTTATAATCTGATAAAAAATATCCTGTTTTTTTGTCACGTAATACGATAAAAGTTTTTTGTTGTTTCATGATTGTTCTCCTTTAATTTTTAAAATCCACCTTGCCATGTTTGGGGAGCCTGTGCCACCTCTGGCTTAACGCTATACCCGTCTTCAATCAGGATGCTACACTCATCTCCCGTTGATACCCTAGTTGCAATAGCTTGCAAGCCTTCTTGTTCAAGCCATGAACCAAATTCTTGTAGAGTCAACTGGTCCATTTGCTCCAGTTTGTCAATCAACACAAAGCCACATTCTGGCTTCAATTTTCGCACAATTGCAGTAGCAACTTGCAACTGCTGACTACCAGACATGTTGTCCCAACGCTGACCGAGGTAGAGCAGTTCGCCATCATCCACAGACAAGCCAGGCAATGGCAAGTCTGCATTTGTGAGTAAGTCTGTTTTTTGCTTGCGGATATCAGCAATGACGTTGTCAAGTTCCTTGTATTGCTCGCGATAGCCTTTGGCATCTTCTTCCGCCTTATCTTTGTCCAAATTAGCACGCACTTTACGATTGATTTCATCAATCTCTGCGATGTTGTTTTCAATCTCCTCAGTTGATTCATCGAGAAGATCCATGGCATCGGTATTCGCGATAGCCAAGTCTTGAGCTAACTGACTTTCTTTTTCTTTGGCATCGGCCAGCAATTGCTCCAATCGTTCAACTTCTGCAGCTGCTGAGTCGTGTTGATTTATGATAGATACCAAGTTCTGACGCTTGCGGGCATTATCGCCATTTTTCGCAAGGATGGCTTGCTGTTGTTGGATAAGCTCAGCAATAGAGACCAGCTCTTTCGGTGCATCAGGGTAGTAAGGTTGTTCTTTCGCGAACTTTTCCTTTTGGTCAGCAATCACACCGATTGCGTGGCGCTCATCATATTTGGCTTTTTCCTGCATTTCCAGTTCAGCCAATTGCGGACCGACTCCGATGATTTGCAGCAATGTCTTCGCTTTTTCTTTGCTGGTCTGCTCCATAAATTTTGGCAAGTTGATAGCCAGCTCCTCAACGAAACTATCAAGCAAGTTTTGACCAGCCTTGTTTCCACTCGGGTCAATCACTTTGAGAGTGCTGTTCTTACCACTACGCTCCACAATCAAGCCGTTTGATAGCGTGATTTTTAAGCTAGGCGGAATTGTACTGCCTTCTCTCTGAGCTTGGCTAGGCTTGTACTTGTTACCACCCAACGCCCAAGCAATCGCGTCCAGCACGCTTGTTTTCCCCTGGTTGTTATTTCCACCCACGATTGTCAAGCCAGTCGCTGACGGCTCTAATTTGACCGCTTTAACGCGCTTGACATTTTCGATTTCTAATTTATTGATCGTTACCATTTTAAACTCCTTCTTCTACACCTTTTGCAAGTCCCACAGGGGGTTCTACATCATAAGTAAATTGCTTATCTGAATTTCTCAGATTCATGCGTGCAATATTGCTCGCCATCAGCTGACGCTCTTTTTGTTTCATTTCAGCGTGGTCATCTAGTTTATTTACTAGCGACCATAGACCGATTCCTACGATTGTTACCAGGTAAATGTATTCCATCATTTTACATTCTCCTTTTCCTTGTAGATTGCTACGATTTTTTCAAGATCAGCAATACGCTGATTCGCTTGTTGGTATTTTTCTTGAAGGTCAATCAATGCTCTGTTTAAATCCAAAGCTACGATTCTCCAGTCAGTATTTATTTCTTTAGATAACCAGTTTTTTAATCTTACTAATAGATTCATTCTTCCCTCACTTTGCTAACTGACTTTGGAACCGAAGTACATCGTTCAAGTCATATAAATACTTACCGCCTTTTGCATTTTGCTGGTAGCGAAATTTTCCTGCGTCTCTGAAATCTTCAATTTTCTTACGACCCCAACCTGTTTTCTCTTGGACATCTTTGATTGAAGCCCAGTTCGTACCTCTTGATACTCGTAATTTAGCTTCAGTCATAGCTTTCACATTCAACTGGACAAGTTCTTCTAGCAGTTCATTTTTAAAATCTTCCCCAAACAATTCCAAAGCCATTGGCATTTTCCTCTCTTTCGTGATATAATTCAGTTAGTTATTTTAGTAAGCGCCTAACTTCCATTAGGTGCTTTTTGCGTTACCGAATTTTAAAATCTTCAATAACCCGAGCAATGAACTGATTTGCTTGTGGATTTTTCAGCTTACCATTTAGGATATTAGTTACATCTTGACGAGTCATGCTATACTGTACTGCTAGCGTCGCCATCGTCAAGTTGTGCTCTTTCAGATAATCTCTGATTTTTTGACGTCCACCATCCATATTTGGCATATTTCTCTCCTTTCTTTTCTTTTTCTCTCCT